TTAGCTAGAGCCATTATTTGTATCCTCCACCCTTGGCTTTGTATTCCTTTGCCAACATCTGGGCTTTTCTCGCTGACCATTGTCCAGCTTTGCCACCTTTTGTACCTGCTTTGATTTTATTAAATAGGTTCTTACGCATAGTGGGCTTGGTGTAGTTACCGGCTTCATTGACTTTTGACTTAGGTTTAGCTTTAGTGGGCATGTTAATATCCTGTTACAACGTCTAATACTTCAAGATCATCAATCTCAAAGTCATATGAGTAGGCTACTTTAGCCAGTTGGTCTGTGTACGCAAAGGCATCCACAAGGTCATCGTGTGTTAGTACATCTGGAAACTGAAATAACTGGTCTAAGAATCTACTGTTCCATTCACCCTTGCCCAAGGTAATCTGACCATTCTCAAATCTACCCTGTAAGGCCCACATGATTCTATCTGTCTTCTTCTTGTTGCCGTGAGTTAGCTCTTCTACAACAAAAAATCTACCACGTTGCTTCATCAAGTCCATTAGGGGAGACATAACAGCTTGTTTGGAGATACCTCTTTCAATACCTACACTGATGGGTCTGTAGTCCCGTACAGCCTCAAAAATCTTCCTAGCTGTCTCCGCTAAGTCCCAGCGACCATGTATGATGTTCTCTAGGTGCCATCCATTTTCATTCACTTTTACAACAGCAATAGCTGATTCATCCAGCTTAGAGTTTTTAGTTCTCTTCTTACTTACATCCTCAAAGCCAGCTAAGTCAATGCTTATGTAGTAGTCACCTATCTCTGGTGTCTCACCAAACTTAACCCAGTCCTCTTTAAACATCTCTGAGCCTCTAGCTTCAAAGGATGCCATAAACTCTTGACGGAAGGCATAGGATGACATAGACTTTTTAGCTAGGTCAATCTCCTCTGGGTCTAGTAGCTCATTGTCGTAACTTGTAAAGTGCCATGCCTGATAGGACTCATCGTTCTCTAGCTCTGCGTACTTGTACAGGTCATAGAAGTGGTTACGACCCATAGGTGTACCAATGAACAATGCACCACCTTTTTGGTCAGCCAAGGCAGGTCTAAGGATCTGCTCAAACACCTCTGGCTTCATGTCAGCGTACTCGTCCATCACTAGGAACTTTAGTGACACACCACGCATAGTCTCTGGCCTGTCAGCACCCTTGAGGCTGATAGTTGCACCGTTGACCAGCTTAATCTGTAGATTGTTTATGTGTGCGTTAGTTACAACAGGGTGCGCCAGCTCCAATAGTGTTTGCCACATGATGTCTCTGGCCTGTCCCTGTGTTGGAGCTACATAGAACACATGGCCTTTGTCTGCCTGTAGAGCATTTACAATCAACATCCATGCTGCTAGTCTGGACTTACCTGTACGTCTACCAGCAGCTACAATCTTAAATCTGGTACTGTCAGCCCAGACCTTCTTCTGCCAATCAAGTAGTTGTATGTTTAGTTCAGTCATGGAAGTACTTGACTACGTACTCGTCTAAATCTTTTTCTTCCTCACATTCATACTCAACATCTAAATCAGGATCACCGTCCCAGTTTAGATCTTCTTGTTGTGCTAAGGTCTTTAGGTATTCTTTGTTAGTGTTCACTAACTATACGTCCACATTACAGGTGTATCAGTAGCCCTAATGTCTACATGCACAAAGCCTCCAGCTACACCAATACCAGTAAAGCCTAACTTAATAGCATTCTTTACTATAGTGTACCTTTGTAGACCAGAGGATACAGCTATGTCCGCAGCTATACCTTGTGCATGTGTACCGGGTTGTTTTTTACCTAACTCAATAGGATGGTCAGGGGATCTATAGCCACTTGTGATTACAAAAGGGAAGCCACAGTGTTCTCTAAGCTCATCTAAAGCAAAGATTAATTCATCTTCTATTTCATTCTCACCTGTAGCTTTACAGGCAAACTCATCTCTACTGAAGTACTTAAACGTCATTGTTTGTATAGTCTCCTTCAATAAATGAGTTATCACTCATCTGAGGTTCTTGGTTTGGTGTAACATCTGTCTCTACAGCGCCTCCACCTATACCTGAGATTGTTATGGATACCGCTGATCTACCTCCAGCACTATCCTTCTCAAAGTAGCTTAAGGGTAACATACGATCCATTACTAGCTTCCAAGCAGCAGCTTGATTCTTATGGTCATCATTAAGTGCTGCATCAAATATACTATCTAGTACTCTACGAGACTTAGGACTAGCTAACATCCTAGCTTTATACTCATTGATAATTGAAGCATCCCCTTTAGGTCTACCTACCTTACCTCTAGAGCCACTAGTCTTCTTAACTACCTCATCTTTCCTAGGTCTACCTCTTTTCCTTTTAGGAGGATCATCTTGATTATCCATAATGTATTTACCTTAAGCTATCTAAGAATACCTATTTATTATAGCATATTTTTAAGCATTTGTCAAGTACTTTTTACTGTTATTTTTTAGACTGAGTCAAAGTTTTAATTTCTCTTGTGTATTCAAGAGGTTACATAAGTTAGTGAATACTTACTTTTTTATTATTTTACTGTAGTTTTCTAATTTCTACTTTTGAGTACTGGAGTGCCTACTACAATAATCATCAGTGACGCCAGCGGCCCCCCGTACCCTTATCGTTAGCCCCCTTAGTACAACAGTTAGACTAAGGTTTTCCCCAGTGTACAACAGTTAGACTAAGGGACAACCAAAGAGCCTAACGGTTAGACTTAGGTGCGCAATAGATTACAACAGTTTACTTAAGGGGAACTTGAGAATGCCAAAGAGTGTGTCCTTCTATAGTAGCCAATAAGGTTCTCTCCAGTAGACATAAGACCACCAATGCATATAACAATAAGTTCTAAGAAAAACCTTGTCTTTGTGTTAGTGCTTGGGCAATATACTCAACAACAGCAACAAACAAGGGCAGACAATGAAGCTAAAGACTTACAACTACACCTACAACACTCCATGCGGCACACTGTCAGGCAAAGGCCAAATGGAAGCAGTAAACGCTAGCGACGTTAGCCGAGCCTTACTAAGTAAGATGGAACAACACTTGGCAAACAATGGACGCCGAGATCCTATGAGGTTAGACTTTGTTTCCATGCTGGACTGTGAATATACTGTAAAGCGTGCATAGTGCCCCACACATGGCCCTTGCATACAGGGGCCATTAGTGGCAGTATTAGCCAAACACAACAATAGAGAAGGATAGACAATGGACACTACAAAAAAGCTAAATCGCTTCGCCGCGCAGTGGTTTGACGTATGCGCCGGCAGGGATTTTATACCGGAGAACGAAACAACAAGACAACGAAGGATTGACTGGGCCACCACAATCATAATCCAATTCTTAGCAACAGAGGACTAAACAATGAAACTACGACAAATTGCATCAAACCAGACAGAACTCAGCTTACCTTGTGGTTCAGTTGTATTCTTTAGCTATGAGACACCAGTGGCAGCAATGCTTCCCAGTGGGCGCTACATACGCACAGAAAAGAAGTGGTCAGTAACTACCAGCAAGCACCTCAACAAGTGGTTAGCTGCTGTCTCTGATTGTGTGGAGTTAGTGCCACAGGATGATCTGTACAACTTAGTCGGTGAGGTGTAGCCATGTCAGAGGAATATAAATCAGCATTGCAACGCTTAAACAAGGCAAACACAAGCAAAGAGCTTGCACAATTGGAGCGTAGTTTGGAGCGTATCTATAACGCTGGGTTTTTTACTGTCAGTGAATATGGCAGGTTAGATGCGAAACTAATACATAAGCAATTCGACATACACGCAGCGGAGGCATAAGACCATGCAAACAGTTACAAACAGCCTCGGGGACTTGGCAACTATTAGAACAATTACCACAGCCGGAGGAACATTCTACAGCGTCAAAATCTACACAGAAGAAGCGGGAGGCGATGAACCATACCGCTTGCAAATATCGCACGCTGACGCTGACAAAAAGACTAGGGCAGACCTAAGCGATAACGAGATCCTCCAAAAGCATCTGGCAACCTCACTAGCTCGCTATGGCTTCACAGCAAAGGATTTGAAACAATGATTAAAGACTTCACCCCGTCACGTAGGGAAGAACGTGAGCACCAACAGCGTGAGCAAGCGGTGTATAACGCCTTAAACAAAGCAAGCGTAGGTGTCTCTTTAGTTCTCTTTGGTTATCTTATGTGGGCCTTCCTGCTAGGGCTGGCCTCATGATTGAAGCAATAAGGGCACAGGATAAAAGGTTTGAAGTGTTCTATCAGCCAACAGCAAACCCATTGGAACCAAGGGTGCGGAAGCTATATTTTCAGGGTGTAAACCAACAAAACATAGCAAAAGAGCTTGACATTTCCCTTGGACAGGT